GATCAGGATCAGGGTCTCCTGAACCTTGTTCTGGAAGGCCTTGCTGTTCTTGCGAAGCAGGGCGATGTTGCCGTTGATCTTCTTGAGCGAAGTAGCGGCATCGAAGGCAGCGGCCTTGGGAGCAGCGGCCTTGGTCTTGGTCTTGGTCTTGGTCTTGGAAGTCATGGTTATCCCTTTCAGGTAGTCCGTAGTCCAGCAGCATTGCTGGTGTTGTCCCCGCGACTAGCGCGGGAACAGGTTTAGGCGTTATAATACGTGTTGAAGGCGTTGACGCTGGTCTGGTGCCGCGCCTTCAGTTCTTGGAAGGATGCCGAACGGTCGGCAAGGTGTTCCGGCTTCGAGAGAGCGAGGTATTCTTGCCGCAGCTTTTCGCGGTTATCGCGGGCATTCTTAGCGGCGGCAGCGATACGTTCAGCGACACCGCCCAGAGACTTCCAGCCGTTTTCAGTCATAATATGCATACATTCCTCCTTTGGACAACATCAGCAATGCTGAAAGGCCCTACTAGGGCGCACCTTCCGATGTCTTGCTCTCGCTATCTGCATGGGTGGAACGCACCCGCAGACCCGAACGGTGCCGCATAGGCGCAAGGAGTCTCCCTGCGTGTCCCCTGTAGGTGTAGCCTGTCAGTCCAGCCGTGAAGCGAGACTAAGCGACCACCCTTGCAGGTGCGGTAATAGGATGGATTGGCAGACCTAGCCTGAACGGGTTGCTAGTCCCGTGGTGACGTTCCATCCTTGGCCTAAGCCCTAGCCGTTCTGCCGTTGTCAGGCGGCAGACCGTGACGCAAGTTACCCTGCGATTAGACTGGTTAGGTCAGCCCTTCCGTGCCTGAGGATTCCTCTTAAAGAAAGCCTGCAGTTCCCGATCGGTATCGCCGTCTAGTCGGGCTAGGTTAGCGCATTCACGCAATCCGCCACCCTGAACCATACGGGTATAGCTGTCGGTTATCTTACTGTATGCGGTGGTACGCACCAGTTTGACCCGTTGGAGGTGGTCACGCACCACCGCTACCTCGCAGTTGTCCACCGCTAGGTTAGCCTTGACGCGTTTGCTCCTCTCGTGAGCGATGAATGCCGCCTTGCGTTCAGCTTGGATTGCTTCCCGCGTGGCTTGGGCACGCTTCGCCCGTTGACGACGACTTGCCATTACCAGTCTCCAGATTTTCGTGGCCGCCATAGGGCGTCCGCCGCGTCGGGGTTCGGGAGAGGCATCCGCCTGCCCTTCCGACAAATCCCTTATGCCACCTGGTATATGAACCCCAGATGAACACCTAATTCATAAGTGTATCAATTTGCATATCGTTATTCGATAATCCTTTCCGATTGTTGCCGGTTAGGGTTATAATGTTGCGTCACCATTAACCGGACATGAATAGGTTGTTCATCTTCCCTTTCCATTTGTTTCACCCAGGCTATTCGTTTGTTGCGCGTGACTTCGAGTCGCTTGTAATAATGTTGCGGGGAGGGGGGCATGGAACCGCTTGGGCCTGCTACGTAATTCAGGCGACCTCTCGGAATATATAAAAAAAACCATTTATATAAAAAAAGCCCCTCAGAAGGTCTCTGAGAGGTTCTACAATAAAAAGGCACCCTTCCATAGGGTAATGCCATAATCGTGCTGTACGGGCTTCCTAGGGCATTTTAGAGGGTATTCTTCGATATAGCCTCCCTACGGTCGGCCTCCGGACAAGGAATTCGCCCAAGATCTCCTAAATACCCTCTAGATACCCTCTTATAGGGTATTCTTTAATAGTAGTTTATAAATATACTATTAATAAATACCCTTCTATATAGTACTTATATATACTTATATATACTTATATATACTAATATACCCTCCCTGTACGGATATTATAACATATTTTTACAATTCTGTCAACTAAAAAATGTAAAATATACAAAAATACCCCTTCCCTGTACGGATTTTCATTTTCTTCTTGACAAACCTCCAAGAATATGGTATAATACAGTATAAGGTAGAGAAAACCTCCCTTTCAATTTCAAGGATTAACATGCCCTCTCAAAAGAACACCCCGGCGCGCCAGCGGGCACAAGCCAAGTACAACGCCAAGCCGGAACAAAAGAAGCGCCGCGCCGAGAGAAATGCCGCCCGTCGAAAGATGGAGGCCGCCGGTAAGGTCCATAAGGGTGACGGTAAGGACGTCGCGCACAGGAACAATAAAACCTCCGACAATTCGATGAAGAACCTTTCCGTGCAGGCGCCTTCCAAGAATCGGTCTTTCCCGAGGAACTCCAAGGCGAAGCGAAAGTGAATAATAGAGAAAAATTCGCCCATATCCCTGCAGATAAGGAACTGAATGCTCGTCAGCAGTATTTTGTCGAGGCCTACTTTGCTAATGACTATAACGCTGCCGAAGCAGCCCGTATAGCAGGATACTCACAGGCTAACGCCAATAAGATCGGCCATGAACTTCTGTCGAAGCCGCATATTAAAGCAGCTATCCAGAAGAGAGCCGACGAAAAGTTAAAAGAAATCTCCCTCACAGAAGAATACGTCGTACGGAAATTAGTACGTACCATCGAGAAAGCCGAGCAGGATAACAATCTTGCCGCCGTTCTACGGGGAATTGAATTAGCCGCTAAGAATCTTGGTATGCTTCGTGACCGTACGGAGATCACCGGTAAGGACGGCGAAGCCATTAAATACGAAGAGATTCAGAATGAAGCCGCAGATTTCGCCCGCACAATATCTCGCATCGCTACCAGAGATGGAGCGGGAGAAGATCCTCTCCGAGTTATCACCGGAGGTAAAGGCTAGGTTAAAGTATGAGTGGACTTTCTGGGCAAGACCTAATCAACTTCCGCCGGAGGGCGATTGGGCGACTTGGCTTATCCTTGCAGGACGAGGTTTCGGAAAGACCCGAACCGGAGCAGAAACTATCCGAGACTGGGTTTGTGGAACTACTCCCTTATCAGCCGGTAAATGCTCTAGAATTGCTCTCGTTGCTGAGACGGCTGCAGACGCGAGAGACGTCATGGTCGAGGGTGAATCCGGTCTTCTTGCCGTTCATCCACCTGATTTCAAGCCGACGTACTCCCCTTCGCTCAGACGAATTACTTGGCCTAATGGTGCGGTGGCAACCCTATATAATGCCACTGAACCCGATCAGCTTCGAGGACCCCAGCACGACGCGGCATGGTGTGACGAGCTCGCCAAGTGGAGATACTGCCAAGAAACATGGGACCAGCTCCAGTTCGGACTCCGACTAGGGGATTTCCCTAGGACGATCATTACTACGACTCCTCGACCCCTCCCACTGATTCGTAAGCTCGTCAACGACCCGAAGGTTGCTGTCACGAGAGGTGCGACGTGGGATAACAAGGCTAACATGCCTGAGTCCTTCATCAAGGAAATCGAAGATAAGTATGCCGGTACTCGCCTTGGTAGACAGGAACTCGAAGGGGAAATCCTCGACGATGTTCCGGGTTCTCTCTGGTCTCGAGAACAACTCGATACCTACCGTCTTCGCGAAGCCCCGGAAGATCTCGAAAGAGTAATCGTCGCTGTCGATCCGGCTACCTCAAACGAAGAAAACTCGGACGAGACTGGTATTGTTGTAGTAGGCTTCTCTAGGGATGCCGACGGTTACGCCAGAGGGTACGTCCTAGAAGACGGTTCTATGAAAGGCAAACCCGAAGAGTGGGCCAAGAAGGCCGTCACTCTCTATCGTAAATGGGAAGCCGACAAAATCGTAGCTGAAAAGAACCAAGGCGGTGATATGGTCTCTGCCGTTATTCGTGCAGTCGACAGAAGTATTCCCTTGAAACTCGTCCATGCCTCTAGGGGTAAGGTCGTCAGAGCTGAACCGATCTCCGCCCTGTACGAACAAGGTCGTGTCCACCATGTCGGTCGATTCGACAAGCTCGAGGATCAGATGTGCCTTTTCAGTATCGATAATATTAGATCCCCCGCTATGGGAAGTCCCGATAGAGTCGACGCCCTTGTTTGGGGTTTGACGGAGATCTTTGATAAGCTAACCGGTCGTCGCCGTACTCCGAAAGAGTCGACACCCGAATACAAGTTAAATCCGGTACGTCCCGGACTTGAACACACTACTACTGGCTGGATGGCTGGATGAAAGGTAACACATGGAAGTAAACACCGGGCTTCCGAAGGAAATGGATGACGCCCGTACTTTAGACGTTATCCAGTTCGGTTCGGAGCAACTTAACGATATCCCTAAGAAGAGTTATGTCCCTGATGGATACGACTCCGAGGAAGAATATCTGAAATGTCTTCGAGAGGATTACGAAGCCGATCTTCAGGCCGATGAAGAAAATCGTCGAGAAGGTCTAGACGACAAGAAGTTCGCCGCTGGTGAACAGTGGGACCAAAAGGTTCTCGAGCATCGACAGGGCCTACCTTGTTTAACTGTCAATACTATCCCCCAATTTACGGCACAGCTCGTAGGCGACTGGAGGCAATCTAGAAACGCAATCAAGGTTCTTCCAGGGGAAGACGGGGATACGGAAATCGCCTCTATCAGAGGGGATCTGATTCGTTCAATCGAATACAAATCTCGCGCAGACCGAGTCTATGACGCCGCTTTTGAATCGCAGGTCACCTGCGGAGACGGGGCTTTTAGAGTCGCGGTAGAGTACGCCAGAGACGACGTCTTTGATCAGGACGTTTTTATCCGACCCATCGACGATGCTTTTTCTGTCGTCTGGGACCGTATGTCAATTGATCCTACAGGTAGAGACGCCCGGCATTGTTTTGTCGAAGACACCATCCCCCGTAAGGAATTCGAACGTAAGTTCAAGGACGTTAATCCTAGCGAGCTCTCCCGTACGGAATCTCGAGACTTATCGTCTAGGGGTTGGCTCGATAACAAGACTGTCCGGGTTGTTGAACATTGGAGGATGATTGAAAGAGATCGACTCCTTGGTCTTTTTGCTGACGGATCCATTCAGGTCCTTGGTAAGGACGCAGATGACCTCGTGGGTCGCTTAGGGGCTCCTATCAAGACTCGTATTGCCCCATGTCTTTATGCTCAGATGCACCTCACAACGGGTTGGAAGATTCTCTCTGGGCCGTACGAATATAAATTAAACCGACTGCCGGTTATCCGTATGTCCGGTCGCGTCACAAACGTCGGGGGTAAGAGAGTCCGTTACGGGCTTGTCCGTTTCATTAAGGACCCGGCCCGGTTACGGAACTTCTGGCGAAGTGTTGCTGCAGAGCAGTTAGGGTACGCCCCTAAGGCTCAGTGGATGGCTACGGAGGACGCAGTCGAAGGACGAGAGGACCAGATCCGCAAGGCCCACATGACTAGAGATCCTCTCTTAGTCTTTAACAGCGAAGCGGTCTTTGGACAGAACGTACAGCGAATCGATCCTCCTCAGATTCAGATGGCGCTTCTCAATGAAGCGAATATTAATACCCAGGATATGAAGGACGTCACGGGTATCCATGACGCTTCTCTTGGTATTAAGTCGAATGAGACTTCTGGTAAGGCTATTATAGCCCGTCAGAAGGAAGGGGACATCGCCTCACTTACCTTCTACGATAACGGTAACGCCGCTCTACTCGAAGCGGGTGACGTCATTAATCAGTTAATCTCCCAGATCTACGACGGTACGAGAATCGTCCGTTTGATCGGTGAAGACGAAGCTCCTAAGTTGATGAAGATCAACGATCCGATGGATCCGAAGAGTCCTAATCTTGCTACTGGTAATTACGACGTCGCGTTGTCGACAGGAGCGAGTTATACTACTCGTCGCGCTGAAGCCGCTGAAGCAATGATGCAGGCTATCCAGGTCTGGCCGAATCTCATTCAGGTCGCTGGCGATATCGTTGCCAAGGCCCAGGATTGGCCGGGGGCGGATAAGCTTTCTGAACGACTGAAGAAGACTATTCCTCCACAGTACCTAGATCCCGAGGATATGCCTGAAGGGGCTCCGGTCCCTCAGATTGATCCTGCGGAGGTCGAAAAGGGTATGAAAGAACTCGAAAAGCTCCGTCTTGAAAATCAGACTCTCAAAATTGAGATGAAGAATAAGGAGAAGGAACTTGAGATTGCAGAATACAACGCGGAGACGCAACGTATTCGTGCCCTGTCTGATCATCAGGTAGACGCCAATCAGATGGAAATGGATGCAATTCAGAAGATTCTAGACGAATCTGAAAGAGAATACCAACGTGATCTTGAGGAAAAAACTCAAGATCAAGAAACCGACTCGTACTGAGTCTCTCGTCCCTTAGGAGAAGCCTCTTCCTAAGACAAGACGCTAATTTTGAGGCAATCGGTTAAAGGACCGCAAAAGCTAAATGGTTGATAACACCACCGTCGCCGTAGATACTGACAATCTTGCTGATTTTGAACTGCTGCTTTCTGGTAAGGCCTCTCCGGCTGGACCTGAGGCTGCTTCGGAGGCTCCCGTAGAGCACGAATCTGAAGATGTAGCACCGGAGACTCCCGAGAATAATCCCCTCGCACCGAGCGATGAGGGCGAAGCTGACGAACTAGAGGACTCCGATGATGAGTCTTCGACTTTCAAGCTTAAGCCTAAGAAGAAGACTGCTCAGGAACGGATTGACGAAGTCATTGCAAAGCAGAGAGCTGCCGAACGAGAGAGGGATGAGCTTAGAGCTCAGCTCGAGGCTAAGAAGGCCGCAGAAGCAGAACCTGTCGCAAAGACTGAGAATGCAAAGACGGTATCGGATGATTCCGAGCCGACCCCCGACGACCTTGATGAAAATGGCGAACCGAAGTACCCTCTCGGGGATTTCGATCCGAAGTACGTCAAGGACCTGATGAAGTATACCTTCGAGAAACAGGCTTCCGAAGCTAAGGCGAAAGCTGAAGCAGAAAAGCAGATGGCTCTCGAAGAGCAGGCGAAGGCCGAGCTAGTTAGCAATTGGCAGGAAAAAATTGCCAAGGTTGAAGAGACTCTCCCCGACCTGCACGAAAAGGGTATGAAGCTGGAATCCGCCTTCTCCGGACTTGCTCCGCAGTATGGCGAATACCTTGCTCACGTCATTATGTCGTTGGATAATGGACCGGAAGTTCTGTATTACCTGTCCGACCATCTAGATGAGGCCCGTGCTCTTGTTGAGGCTGGCCCACAAAAAGCAACCATCGGCCTAGGCGAACTGAACGGAATGTTCAAGAAGCGGGCTGAAACACCGGTCAAGGTCTCCAAGGCCCCCGAACCACCCACTAATCGTGCCCGAGGTACGAACGGTCGGTTCGATGTTCCTGACGATACCGACGACCTAGAAGCCTTTGCGAAGAAATTTTACGGGAAGTAATTCCCCTCGCAAGGCCGTAGAAAAGGAAAAATAAACTATGGCTACTGTAACTGTCACTCAGCAGAAGCTGGTGATGAACACTTTCGCGACGATCTTTCAGAATAACCTGATTGCCGCTGATGTCACGGCGTGGAAGCAGCACGACGCTGAAATGGATGACCGTAACGGTCTGCAGGTGATCGAACAGGTCGGTCCCCGCTACAATGTCACTGAAACGACTGACGGTGTTAAGGATCTTAGCTCGGGCGTGCAGGACACTGTGTTCGGCTCTGAAATCTTCAAGGTCAATAAGACCTTCGGCACCAGCATGGGCTGGGGAGACTTCGTTAAGATCCGCGACATTGGTTCGGCTCGCGAATCGGAAGCTCTTAAGTCGGCTGCTCAGCAGCTTGCTGAAAAGATCGACTCGTATATCCTGAAGACGGCAGTCCTCGCCTCGAACAACTGGGTCGGTACCTCGGATGGCGTTACCGTCGCTGGTCACGACGACGTCGCTCGTGCGTATACCCGGCTTAAGGAAGAGGGCGTCGACGATACGGACCTCCGTATGGTCCTGTCGTATGCTGACCGAGAAGCTCTTTCGACCTCGATTCTTGCTTATCCGGCTACTGACTCGCTTGCGACCGGCGCTTTCCGGCGCGGTTTCGAAGGCGAGATCAACGGCATTCCGACGATGTTCACTCAGCAGCTTCCGGCCCTGACTGTCGGTTCCCGTGTTGCTTCGGGCGCTGCCGCTATGAACGGCGGTACGCAGGAGAAGAACTACGTCGATGTCGCGACCTCGAGCGCTCCGGGTTATTATATGACCCAGACGATTTCGATTGATGGTCTGACTGGTACGCAGACGATTAAGGACGGTGAAGTCTTTACCATTGCTAACGTCTACGCATGGGACAACCGTGCAGGCGTTTCGACTGGCCGACTTCAGCAGTTCCGAGTCGTCGGTGACCATGCCGCTACTGCGGGGGCTATCGCTGCCCTTCGGATCTTCCCGGCGATCATCGTCCAAGGCTCGAATGACGTCAACACTGCTCATGCGACCGTCGACTCGTCTCCGGGTGCCACTGCCGCGATTACCTTCGTCGGTACCGCTTCGACGACTTATCGTCCGCGTGCGATCATCCAGAAGAATGCCGTTGTGGTTGATACCGCTTCGCTTATTCTGCCTGCCACTGGCACTGCTAGCCGTATGAACCTCAGTAAGGTTCCTCTGTCGGTCCGTATGTGGCAGCACAGCGACTTTGCGACTGGTGCGCACAGTGTTCGATTTGACGTGGCATTGACTGCTAACGTACGAGAACGTAGGCGCATTGTCCGTCTCAACGGCGTCGGCTAATCTACTCGAGGGGGGTCTTCGGATCCCCCTCTCCTATCTGGAGAAGACATGACTACTGTATCGCAACTCATCACTGACGCATACCGCGAAAGCAATCTCATCGCCGTTAATTCGTCTCCGACGAGTCCCGAACAGACCGAAGCTCTCCGTCTCCTGAACAGAGTGGTTAAGTCTCTTTTCGGAAATGAAATGGGCGACCCTCTGGACACGATCCCTCTCGGGAAGGGAAATACCCAAACTCCGAGCAATGTCCCTTTTTATATGGATGACATGCTGGACTATTACGTACCGAAGAATACTCTTCTTCAATGTAACTTAGAAAATCCTGTTACCGTTCGACTCGATCCCTCTCCGCAAGACGGGAGTCGACTTCATGTCGTTGACGCAAGCGGGAACTTCGCCACGAACTCTCTGACGATCTATGGAAATGGTCGCCTCATCGAGAATTCTACAAATATAACTGTTAGCGTCAATGGTCTATCCCGTCAGTGGTTTTATCGTAATGACCTTGGGACGTGGGTTCGTCTCTCGGACCTCGAACTCTCGGATGAGAGCCCTTTTCCAGAAGAGTTCGATGATCTGCTCATTGGGCAGTTAAGCCTTAGGATCGCCCCCCGACAAGGAGTTTCTCTCAGTGAAGCCACGGGAGCCACTCTCCAGAGGCTTGAAAAGAAATTCCGGGCCAAGTACAAGCAGTCTCAAGAAGTTCCTTCGGAACACGCTTTGACTCGTTTACCCAGTAGAAAGCTTTACGGTTTCAGCGGAACGACTAACGCCTTTGAAAGAGGCCTTCCCAAATGGTAATGTCTGTAACTTTCTTCCCTAGCCTTGCGGCTCGACAAGTAGCTGCCGAACCGGTTATCACTCTAAAAAATAGATACGCAGAAAAGAACCCTAGATTAAATGACACAGATGTTAGTCTTATCTCGCGGCCTCGTCTTAAGAAGTTTGCTGAAGTTGGAACCGGACACATCAGAAAAGTATTTTCTACCCCTGGTGTGTTTGCTGACGATCTCTTTGTAGTATCCGGCACAGACCTCTATCGAGGGGGTACTGACGGCGTCTTTACTCTGATCGGGACAATCTCTACGACTATTACGGGCGATGTCTCGATGTGTGCCGTGGCTCCTATTGGAACTACCCCGGCCTTCCTATATATCGCCGAAGGCGGAGTCCTGTGGGTATACACTGAAGATGGGCAGGCCATGGGTCATTTAGATGTCACAGGAGCTATTGCTGATAATGACACAGTACAAATTGATACGGTGTATTATAAGTGGACGACTGGTTCTGTCGATACTGGTACTCCTAACGGCACGTCAGGGACCCCATACTTAGTAGCTAAAGGCTCAAGTAATGGCGAAGCCATGACTAACCTCTACAACGCCATCAATCTAACCGGCAACAAAGGTGTGGATTACTCCACGACTACTGTCGTTCATCCTACGATGTACGCCGGAAGTGTTTCCTCGACTGACTTATATGTCTACGCTATTGACTACGGTATCAGTGGAAACGGTAAGAGTCTTACTGAGACATCTGCCAATGCTACTTGGACTGCGGCCACGACTGCTGGCGGCGGGTTAGACCAGATCAGGCAGGTCATGGTTCCTGATGATTCAGGGGCTATCTCCGTAGCTCAGATTAACAGTTATGTCATTGTGGTGCCCGTACAGACTGAGTCTATTAACGGCAGGTTTTTCTGGATTAACCCAGGTGAGGCGAAGATCGACCCTACTGACTTTGCTACTGCCGAACGATCCCCGGACGGGATTAATCAGGTTATTGTCTTCGGAGAAATGTTCTGGCTCATGGGTCAGAATACTACAGAACCTTGGATTACTACCGGCGACCTCACTACTCCTGTCGAGAGATTCAAGGGAATCTTGTATGACCGTGGTGCATGGGCGGGTACAGCCGTACAGGTGAAAGACAAATTAATCACTATCGACGAAGACGGTGGTGCTTGGGTTATCTCTGGAGGGGCTCAACGAATCTCCACCCCAGAGGTTGAAGAAAAGATCCGCAGAGCGATTCAAAGGGCCGCTCTCCTAACTTAAGGAACGAAATGTCTATTCAATTCATGGACAACTTCCAGTGCTATGGAACGTCGATTACTAATATGCTCGACGGCCTGCCTTGGTCGGTCATCACCGGGTCTTTGGCGACTGACCCAGATCCAACTGCTTCGGGTCGCGTATTCCGACTCTCTAGTAGCAATAGTAACTCGAATACCACTGATACTCGCCTATCCCTGCCTTCCCACACTGATGTAGTGGGCGTGGGTTTTAGGTACTTTATGAACAACCTGCCTGTCGGATCCGGGTACCGATCCAGCATCTTGGCCTATCGTGATTTTTATAATGAGAAGATTTACGATTGGCTTATCGAGACTAATGGGGCCCTATCACTGTACGATACTAAGAGTGGTGCGACATTAATCGCAACTACTGGTAATCCGGTTATTATGCCTAAGAGCTGGTTCCATTTCGAGTTCCGTGTCGATCTTGCGACTGGGACTTACGAAGCTAGAATCGAAGGTGTCACAGTTCTCTCGGGCACTGGCCTGACTCATCTAGAAGACGTATACTCTTTAGGCTTTACCAGTAGACAGAATCTCTTTACGAATGATTCTCAGAATTATATGAAGGATTTCCTTGTATGGGACGACTCGGGCTCGAATAACAACTCGTTTGCCGGTCCGGTCGGAATCTTCCTTCTAAGGGTCGATGGTGATGTCTCTTCCGGGTGGAGCCGTTCAAGCGGTAGTACAGATTTTGGTCTACTGAATGAAACGACGCCGGACGATGCGTCTTATATCTACGCTGGTGATGCCCCTCCTAGCGCTTCTATTATGACCTTGGAGAATCTTCCAGCGGACATCGTGGCTGTCCGAGCCTTGCAGACTGTCGCTAGGTCAAAGAAGTCTGACGGGGGTGAAGCGCGGCTTCAAATCTCTCTGTTGTCGAACGGAGATGAAGACCTTGGCGCTGATCATAGTATTACCACTGCATTCAAGTATTGGTGGGATATCTCAGAACTTGATCCGGATACTGGAACGCTCTGGAATCCTATTGCGGTTAATTCTGCTACGATCAAGGTTAATCGAACTATCTAAGGATAAGAAATGGCTGCAACCACCACTGACGTCTCTCAAGTCTTTACACTGGGGACCGGAGAGTATAACGGGGGTTCCCTCCTAGCTACACAGGCTTACGTCCTCGCTGCAGCAATCTGGCCAGCAGAAGCCGTAAGTGTATCGCAACTCTATAAACTAGCGGCTGCGGCTTCTTCTAATACGATTACGAACTCTCAGACGTATGTCTTAGCGGCTTGTCTCGGAAGAACTGAAGATCCTAGGGTTAGAGCTTGGACGTACACTCTCGACGGGCATGACTTTTATGTCTTACGTCTTGGGTCTGAAGAGACTATAGTATTCGACGTCTCTACCGGGCAGTGGTCGACTTTCGGCTCAGGGTATGGTCCTTTGTGGCGGGCTTTTAATGGGCAGAACTGGCTCGGAGCTGACGGCCTTGCAGGAACGTACGGTAGTAATATCATCGTGGGGGATGACGGAAATGGTTCGCTGTATTTTCTAGATCCCGATGAAGATTTCGATGATGATCCTTTACTGGGTTCTGAAGTCCAAAGGGAGTTTGAAAGAGTAGCTATCGGGCAAGTGCTCGCTAAGGGCTATGACGCTCAAAGATGCTTCGGAGCCACTGTCCTAGGCAGCATCGGTACACAGGCTGAGGAAGATATTCCCTCGAGAACGGTCACTTTGTCTATGTCTGACGACGTAGGAAGATCATACACCGACCTAGGGAATATCATTATCCCTTATGACGAATATTACACCCGTCTGAATTGGCGGTCTCTTGGAAGTATTCGGTATCCCGGTAGACTTTTCAAAGTCGTTGACATCGGTGCGTTGCGCCGTATCGACGGACTAGAGGTAGAAGATGGCTCTTAAACTACAAGAACTTCAAGCTCGTGAGGCCATTACCAATCCTGACGGTACTCCTAGTAGGTACTTCTTACAGTACCTCCGGAGTCGAGGAGGTGCTTTAACGGACATAGAAGCCGAACTCCTCAATGCTATCGAGTTACTTCAGAATAAAGTCGACAAGACCACCCAAGTAATCGCGGGAACCGGTCTTACGGGCGGCGGAGCCCTCTCTGGGAACGTCACTCTTAACGTCAGTATTAACGACGCACTTAACACCTTATCTACCACTCACGGTAGTGTACTTTATAGGGGCGCTGGAGGGTGGTCTGCGCTTCCTCCTGGTACGTCTGGGTACGTCCTGCAAACCAAAGGGGCTGGCCTAGACCCAGCGTGGGAGCCTGATGCCCACGGAGCTGGTGGTGGGGGTATTCGACCCTCTATTGTGCAGTCCGCTTCATCGGCTGGTAACTCTGGTGGTGTGACCTTTTCTGTCGCGCCTACGCCCGGAAATCTTCTTGTCTGCGTCGGCACGCACTGGAACAATATTGCAGCCACGGCAGTCAGCGCAGGCTGGACCATTATGAACAACCGCAATGGTTCGAGTACTGACGGTAACTTCATCGGAACGAAGATAGCCACGTCGGCGGATACCGCTAGCATCTCTGTGTACGGGAATGTCGCGGGCTGCTGCATGACTATCTTTGAAATCCAGAATTCTTCTGGGGTGATGTTTCTTCCTTGGAACGACATTCAGGAGCAGACCGGCCTGACTACGACGACGCTCAACATGGGCATCCCAAGAGACAACTGTCTGCTCGTTGGAGCTGTCGCTACCGTATCAGCTAATACCGCCCCCACCAGCATCACCGGGGCCACCGCAGGGACTACGGTAACTGGCACTTCCTCTAACGCTTCCCCGAGGCAGGTTACTCCATTCACCAATAACTCAGTGAGCAAGGGGGCGCAGAATGTCGTCGCTACTTATGCCGCTAGTCCCAGATCTTACGGTTTCGGGGTGGTGGTCTTACCTGTATGATGTTTAGAACAAGGGACCCGGAGGTGGTGAGAGAAGCTGCTTCGATGTATGACGGAGAAATCGAAGGGCTTAACCCCGAAGAGTGGTCGGCTGACGATAGGAACATTATTCTTACCGATGGTCTTGGAAATACCAATCTCTTGGAGTACGTAAAGCCGGGTGTGTATACTGGTCACGTCTTCTACAAAGCGAGGGGCAAGACCGCCGTAGCTTTAATGGTCGAGGCACTGAACAAGACGTTCTCAGAATATCCAGTAGAAGTCATCGTTGGATTGACTCCTATCGAAAAAGTTGGCGCGAGATGGTTATCGCGTAGGGTAGGTTTCAAAGGCCATGGAATAATCAAAACGGTTATCGGGCCTTGTGAAATCTTTATTATGACAAAGGAGTCGCGATGAGCGGTATATTCGGCGGGAAAAAAGAATCCAGTAAGTCGTATAACGTCAACAACCAAATGCTCACTAACTCTCTCGGCGGTACCACAGGCGCCGTAGGGGAGAGTTATAACGCAATCAAGGCATTGCTTGGCGGAGATTCTTCTGGTTTTAACAGATACAAAGATGCGGCTGGATATAACTTCGCCGCACAGCAGGGATCCCAAGGAGTTCTTGCTAACGGGGCTGCCCGAGGTCTTCTTAGATCCGGATCGACCGGTAAAGGCCTTGTCTCCTTCGGACAGAAGTTGTCGGATCAATATCTAGATAGCTACCTGCAGAGACTTAACGGAATGGGGCAACTCGGTTTAGGGGCTGCGGGTGTTCTCGCTAATACCGGTCAGGTCAGCGAGTCGAAGAGTAAATCGAAACCCGGTATTGCGGGTCTTCTCGGCGGTCTCTTAGGAGGGATTGGAGCAGGTTAATGAGTTTCTTAGAAGAACTTTTCAGTGCGTATGGGGATAACTATCGTAACCCTTCTATGCCGGAGGGGGTTCCAGCAGGAGCTGTTCCTGCCCCGAGGGTAAATGTACGTGACCCTAATGAACCAACGGGACGTTTCGGTGTACGCGGAAACCTCCGGGATATCATAGGTACTCTCGGCGATGCATTCCTAATTCAAAGTGGGAATAAACCAATCTATAGCGAAGCTCGTCGTAACGAGAGGATCGCCGAGGCTATGGGAGGGTTCTCTCAAGACCCTGACACCGCAATTGCTAATGTCAGTAAATACGACAGGGCGTTAGGGCAAGACTATTCTCAGCAGTTAGACCAGAGTAGGGCTAAGCTCGCGGAAGAACAAAGACTACGCCAAAAATTACAGTTCGACCAAGAAGGTACTTTCAAAGAGCGAGTAGCTGGATTGCTTTTACGCTCTAACGACAAGACCTACGGCCCGATGCTTACAAATATGAGGGAACGCGCTAAGGCCCTTGGGTTAGAGGGGGTTTTGGAAGGTCTTCCTGCGGCATATGATCAAGGTGCCGTCTCAGACTGGTCTATGGGTAGTATGGCCCCTAAAGATCAGGTCGATGCCGACTATAAGGCAAGAAGCCTTGAGAGTCTCGACCAGAATCGTAGAGATCGTTTAAATCTCGACGAACGTAAGATGGTCACTGACGCTCGTATGAAGGCTGCCGGTATGCGAATGGACGCCGCTAAATTGACTTCTAACGCCCGTATGAATGCCGCCCGTATTGGTGAACAAGAACAGCGGAATAACGCCATCAATAATCGACCTTCCGGAAAGGCCGGAGGTATTCCTAGACCGGGTAGAGGAACTCCTCCCGGAGGTACCCCGGCCCAAACAGGTGGGGCCAACGGTCCATACGGCAAATACGTAAACCAAAATGGTATCACCTATCGCTGGGACGGTAAGACTTACGTTCCCTTCAAATAATTAAGGAAATAAATGCCCTTCGATCCTAATCAGCCGTTCGATACTTTGGACGGTCCCATTGAGAAGACTCCGGCACCGGCTCGTCCGGCTGCAACGGTCTCTGACAAGGCTCCCTCTTTCAATCCGAACGGACAGTTCAAGGCTTTCGACGTACCTCCTGTAGAAGACGTTGAATCTGTAGCTAAGACTCTCTACCCCGGAGTAAACATCGGCTCTACTTATAGACCGCCGAACCACCCCTTGACTATTAAGAATCCCTCCAGTCTTCACAGGACTCCGGGAGCCATTGATGTCGCAGCGATTCCCGGTATGACTTTTGATGATTACATCAAGGGGTACAAGGACGCAGGGTATAATATCCTTGAAGCAATCGACGAGTATAAGAACCCGTCGCCTTGGGCTACCGGAGGGCATTGGCATGTCGTTCTAGGTAAGGATCCCGAGGCGACTTCGGGCGCCCAGTTTGATCCTAGCAAACCGTTTGAAGTTTCAGACACTCCTCCGACCTCTCCTAAGAAAATCGATCAAAATGTCTCGGTAGATATCAATCAGGAAGGCTCTGGAACTCTCTCTGGGGAGACGGGGCTCACTGGTAGGGAGGCCGAGCAAAAGGGTTGGATTTCTACCTTTATAGCTAAGAACGCCAAGACCAGTAAATTTGACGATCTCGTCTCTGAAATCGATGGGAGATACCCAGGCTTTACTCAGGCTCCGGGCAATTTAGTCGCTCTTAGATTTTACTACAACCAGACCAAAGACGGTAGGAAGACTCCTATGAACTGGGTCTCTCCGGAAAGAGATCCAAACGAAGTCCAGGGTGAGGACATTGTAGTAGAAGGCAAGAAGGCGGCTCCGTACGAGACGGAACTGAAGTATCTGTCCGATCAGTACAAGAGGGCTGCTCAGGAGGGTTTCCCCGGTCTCGTTGCAAGAGAGGCCCAGGCTCTTCTGAATCCCGAGCTTAGCCGGGAAGACATCGCAGAAGCGCAGAAACTCCTGCGTGAAGAGTTAGATGCGAGTATCGCTAACTCTTACGTGGATGAGACCATTACCGGAGATATCGGGGGTTTCACCGCCGGTATGCTTGGTTCTGCCGGACCGGAATATTTCCTTCCTGGGTCTATGGGCCGTACGGCAGGTGGTAGGATTATGTCTGCCGCAGGTCTTAACGCAGGTACGGATGCAGTCTATCAGGGCGCTGACGTCGCGGCTGGTGTACAGGATGAGTTCTCTCCGACGAAGGGTGTTATGTCTACCCTCGCTGGTACGGCCTTTCAGGGTTTAGGCGAAGCCGCCGCTAAGGTCGCTAATAGATTCGGAGGCATCGCTGAAGATGGCTTGTCGGGTAGTGTTACGGATGACCGTCCGGAAATCAAGACCAACGACGGAAGTACTATTACTATTCTTCCTGAGAGGTATACCCACTGGGACGGCAAGGCC